AAGACGCTCACTCCATTAATTTCCTGCCATCTTAGGGCATCTGCCCATGAATTTACCAAAGGTTCTCCCTTGACATTTAGGCTAGTATTCATTAAAATTGGGCATCCACTGACTGCATACCACGCTTCTAACAACGCCCTAAACTTTGGATTATCTTGTGCTGTAACAGTTTGGACTCTGCTAGTATTATCAACATGGCAGATACCTGGTAAAAGATCCGGAGTTCTGCAACGTGCAACAAATTGCATGTATGGGCTTTCTTTAACTGGCATATCAAAATATGTATCTGCATGTTCGGCTAACACAGCAGGTGCAAACGGTCGGAATGCTTCTCTACGCTTTAAAGAATTCATTCTATCTTTAGCACTAGGACCTCTAGGATCACACAGTAAACTACGATTTCCCAGGGCCCTCGGACCAAACTCTGCACGACCATTTGCTACTGCTACTACTTTGCCTGCTAACAAGTCGTTAACAATGTTGTCGATATCTAGTTCCCGGTCAATATCTGTTCCTAGATACGGTCCCTGCCAATCTAAATGCTGTCTAGTATAGGCAGCAACTGCACCGATTGCACTACCGGCATCACCTGGATTGGGCATAAGCCAAATATCTTTGTAAAGTTTTGTTTGTGCAATTTTACTGTTAGCAACACAGTTTAGGGCAACGCCGCCCATGAATATTAGATTGTCACTGGGCAACTTGCGGCGCATCCATGCAACGGTGTTTAGGAGATATTCTTCCATTAATGCCTGCACACTGGCCGCAATATCATAATCACTTACACCTTCAGGTCTCGGCCATGCCCTACACCCTTTGTGTAAGTTTACTTTAAGTTTAAAGTCCGGACCTTCAAACTTGTCAAAGAACTCTTCTTTAAGAACTTCTACAAGTTTTGGTTGACCTAGCGCAGCCATGCCCATGAGAATATATTCTTCTTCATTGGGTTTTAGTCCAAGATATTGTGTAAAGGCAGTGTAGAACAATCCCATGCTATGTGGATAGCTCTTAGACCAAACTGACTTTAGACCAGTGTCATCTGCTGTCCATATACTAACGGTATTCCATTCGCCTATTGCATCAACTACTAATATACTGGCGTCTTTAAACTTGCTAGTATAGAATCCTGCCGCAGCATGACTTTCATGATGACCTACAACTTCTAAAGGTATTGAGTTAAGTCCTACAAGTCTTAGTTGGTCTCTAGGACTCACTATCCACGGACGTTGACCTGAGTAAAGTCTACGTAAATTCTTTTGCCAAGGTTTTTCAAACCAGACAATTTTTGTGGGGGTTCCATACGATCGCATCTCGTTGACCATATCGACATCTAAGAAATAGTCATTTTTAATTCGACTATATCGTTCACTGTGTGCAGCCCACACGATTTTATTCCCATTAATGAGAGACATGCTGGCATCGTGATTTTGAGCAGTAATGCCGAGAATCATATCAATAGATAAATGGATCTCGCTTGCGTAGCTCTTCTAGTCGTGCTTTTAATTGTTTCTTTCGGCGTCGCTCATAAAACCACCCTAGAATTAATTCTTTTATTTTTTTAAACATAATGTATTTAATCTATAACACACCCTACTAAATGTAGTCTTGACATTTTGGAAAAATTACAAAAACTATGTTTCTTTGTAGTATCCACAATATAAACATTGCCTGCTGGTAAATGCAGCATAGCTCGATTATTAGGAAACACAAATAGGCAATCAGTGTTGGTAATTAATGGTATATGTAATCGTTGGCTTTTATCTTTATGTAGGCTATAACATGCGAATGGACTTACCCACATTAGCCTAGTTCTAAATAAATTATATTCTTCTATAATTTTTTCAAATAGTGTGTTTTGAAATATAGGATTAATTTTACTATATTCTGTTTCTAGTCTTCCGGGTTGCAATGTTCCAACAGCACTATTTGAAAATTCTTCACCTTCGGCATATTGTAATCCACATTGCTTGCCTTTTGCAGACATTTCCGTCCATGGGATATTTTTTTCCAACTTATTATACTCTTCTAGAATAAGATTAAAATCTATAGGGGCAATGATAGAAAACAGTTGCATTTTAATTAAGCTGTGTTACAGTTATTCCTGATCGTTCAAGAAACGTGATACCGCTAGTATCCCTATAAGAGTTCCGATATAGAACACTGCCAATACCACTTTGGTAGATAAGTTTGGCACAGTCCAAACATGGAGCATGGGTAATAAACATAGTAGCACCCAGACCAGATTCGTTAGATTTAGCCAACTTGGCAATCGCATTTGTTTCAGCATGTAATACCTCTGGTTTAGTTTTAAGACGATATCGCCCCTGCATTTCATTACCATACATATCTAGGTATGTTCCTTCATAAGGCCAACCTTCTTCAATTTCGTCGGGACTAAGCCATCCACCTGCTGAACACCATTCAACATCTTCACAGGTGTTATCCCAACCTGCAGGCATGCCATTATAACCGATAGAAATAATTCGATCATCCTTAACTACAATAGCACCTACATGGAGTCTACGTGCTGGACTTAATTCAGCAAACCTTTCGGCAACATCCATGTAGGCATTGATAAATTTTTCTTTCATTCTATTACTGCATAAAAATGGTTATTGGGAAATTGAACATTGTATTTTCCAAGTTCTTGTTCTGCTGCTCTACGAGGATCCGAGTCGGCCCATGCATCGTCTCCGGTCATAATGCCTCCTTTTTTCATCTTAGGAAGGAATGCACGGATGTCTGCAACTACTGAACCAAAATCATGAGCACCGTCAATCATGATAAAATCAATACTTTCGTCTGCGTAATTATTAGCAGCTTCTTGACTAGTCATCTTAATTGCATTGTAATGACCTTCAATTGGCTTCATGTTGTTTATAAAAGTTTCATAAAGTGTTCCATCTACTACTTCTTTAACTTCACACTCAGCACCTTGTTGGTGTTCAATGCTGCCTTCCCATGTGTCAATTAAATCTAATTGCACATTAACTCCACTATTTAACAGTTCGACAGCTAGGAATGCTCCCGACCTGCCTTTAAAACTTCCTACTTCGACAAACAGGTCTCCGTCCTCTGCAAGAGTTGCAACATGTCTGTAGAGCCACTCATAGCTAAACCAACCTTCGATATTTTGATAAAAATGTTCCATGTATTTCCTTTATTTGTATTCACTTCCGTCTTTGGAATTGTATTTTGTGTCCGGGTTGTATCGTTCAAATGCTTCGTAGTTCGGTTCATTGGGTAACACTCTTTTACCAACAAACCAATCTCCTATGTGTTTGATAATATTTTTACCATAATAGTTTTTAACATTTGCCGATACTAATCCCAGGTGTTCGTGTAATGTTCTACCTACCAGACCTTCATTGAGATTAAAATCATAATAATGTCTATAAGGGAACTTTGTCAATCGCAATGGATATAAACTAGCCATGGGGGAAAATATTAAACTATTTTTTGCATATCTAAAATTCTTATATATTAGATCATCCGGAGCCGACTCTGGCTCTGTTTCATTTGAATACCAAGCCTGCCGCGCTAACTGCACTTGACTTATAGTTTGATCTCTTTCAAGTATTTCTATTAGGTCTGTAATAAGCACAGGCTCTAGTATTTCCACATCATCTTCTTGGTGCCAAACATAATCGTAATCTCGATCCTTTATAAGGTCCCAAAATTCTGACCATGTTACACTTAACCCTAAGTTATCCGGATGGAGTATAATTTCTTCGTAGCCATATAGTTTAACTAGGTCTGTGATCATAGGATCGTTTCTAGTTTTAGGATAATCATCTATAAAAATTCTATGGACTTCACAGCCGTAGAAATTGAGATTGCTTTGAGCATGTAGAGTTTTTTTAAGATATTCCAACCTGTTGGTTGAAAATATAACCTGACATATTTTGTAAGACATTAGTATCGTTCTGTATTAAAGAAAAATGTTTGAAACAACCTACCGTTGTGTAAGTTATCACCGAAGTAATCTATACTAGCATGAAATAAATCGCCTCGATAGATTATAAGCCTATTGTATTTGTTACCGACTTTATCAAATAGATCCCATTTAGTATAGTCATACCCTTCGTGATCCGAATTAATTCTTTTAAACTCACCCGACGGCTTATGTCTATAAAGACCTGTGCCGCCCGTGTGGGGAGCATCCGGAGTTAGGTAACAAACTCCGGCCCACATATTATGATGATCTGCATGTATCCATGTTCTGTCTTGTGCTGTGGTTAATTGAAATGCACCAGTATAACCAGTGTCTTCAAACCAGCTAGTTACTGGTCCTGCAAAACTCATCCAATAACTTATACAGTCTTTTACATCATCTGGCAAATAGGGTGCTGTTCTAACACCTGGATAATTTCCCTTGACTGAAAACTCTTGTTCTAATGCATAGTTTCTAACAGCATCCGGGTTTGAGTAAAAATTGTCAATAACCATCATTTCTAAATTCATATTAATATCTTAAAAAAGTTCCACTAGTTCCGTCCCAGCCATATATAGTCCAGTCTGTTTCAATAATTTTATCTTGATAAACTCTTGTAAAATAATATAACAACGTTTCAACGTCATATATCATCTTATCGGAATGTCCGGTGAATGTTTCGATTACATGATAAATGTCTACAATTCTATCAAGCATATCTGTTCCAAAACCATATAAAACAGACGAATACTGATATAGTAAATTATCTCCCTGTAAGCCTCTTCGATCTACCATGTCATACGGCCAACTATTGTTCCATTCAAATTTCATAGGGCGTTTAAAAAATATCTTATCTTTATTATATTCGTTAAACAAAGACACATCAAAACTGCGATCAATAAAATATCGCCCGCTCATTTTAAATAAGTAATCAAATTGTTCCAACACTGTTTTGTATTTGTTTATAAACGCTAAAAGGATCATTGTTTCACAATAACTTTTGTTACGATGAGACTTAGCAATTTTATAAACTTCTGGGAATTCTTCCTTAACGCTGACATAAACTAAATTTCTTTGATAAGATAATAAAGATCTCCT